GAATTATTATCAACTGTTTTATTTATCACTCACAGAATAATAAGGCCGTAAAAACGGCCTTAAAAGTATAGTTTTATTTTTAGTCTTTTAAAAGAATAAATTCCAAAGTTGATCTATAATTACACCGCTTACAAAAGAAACACCAAAATACTTCTTTGCCCATGCCCATAATATAGCTTGTCTTACTTTGATCCATGCACTCTTTACTTTATCCATGTCCATAATTTTATTTCCTAAAAATATCGTCGGATGTATATTTGTCTAATTTTGCTGCTAGAGATTCTGTTAAACCTTCAATTACGTCACCACATTCTTCCACTTCAACTTCTGTCTCATCTTCCTCATCAACTTCCTGTGCGTTTTCTAGCACGTTCTTGATGATTGTCTTTTCAAACTTGTTTAGCTCGATGCCTTCAATTAGCTTGCCAGCAACACGGTTCATAAACTTAGACAAGTCATTTTCGGTCACTGCGCGTTCTGCTATGCTACGTAAGCGATAGCCCATCTTTTGGATTGGGTTGTCAAACTCTAACACATCGGCTTCCGATAGTTCGGTTGTGCGCTTGACCAGGAATGGCGTCTTACTTGTCTCCACAAGCTTATCTTTCCATGCTTGTTTCTCTACTACAAATTTCTTAACCAAGGGAAGTACCTCACTCATTTTTTCGTCAAATTTTCTAACGGTGAACAATTCTTTTAATTCATCTGTATCTTCGTCTATAGCACCTTCAGATTCTTTGATGCTTTCCTTTACGCTGTGGTATGTTTTTGCGCCAGTTAGCTTACCTAGCTGCCGTTTCAAATCAAACACATTTTCTCTGACCAATGCTACAACGTCTTCGCTGTTCTCGTTAATAAGCTTGTTAGTCTTTGCATAACGCATAAACTCATTTAGCTTGATTAGGTTGCCTGAGGATTCAATAATGTACTGGCCGATAACGTCCTCAAACGAACCACCTTCGTGCATATGACGAGCCATTGCTCTTGCACAAGGTAGGCAGTTATGAGGGAAGCGGCGCCGCTCACCGTTCTGCTCCAGGAAGATAGCACTAATGCGACGGCTACGGGATCCGCGCACATCTTCGTCAACAGCAGTACGGTGGCGGGCCACAATCTTTACAGACTCCAAGGTCTGGTAACTGGTTTTGGTGCTGCCATACATTCTCGATAGGGCGGCTTCGCTTAATTCATCCATATCTTTACCTTTATCTTTATATTGTTTAGCTTGGTACGCATAGTCCTTAGGCGTAATTTGCTGTCCAAAGACTTTTACTTGGGATTTCAACATATACGAAGTAGCTAGATTCTTCAATTGTTTCATTATAGAAGCAAGAGTATCTAGATCAATGTGCTTATTTTTATTAAGTTTGATTTCGCGGTTGTCTTCATCTACTGTAACCATATAGTTTGGTTCAGCTACAAAGAATCTGCGGGCTTCTTTGGGGTCGCTTGTCTCACGACCATCTGGTGTGAACATAACGATCTTATGACCGTGGCCCTTGATTATAGCAAATACTTTTTCGGAAACTTTATCGTAGTTAATCATTTAGTGCGCTCCAATATATTGTATTTATCTATTTGGCTAAATAATGATGGGAAGCGGAGCCTCACCTTCCTCCTCAAACATGCCACCCACATCACCACTCATTACGGACTGTGTCTCATCGTCCCACGTAGCAATATGCTGTGCCATTCTAACCAATATAAGCATTGCTGAGATTAGATCATCAGTTTCGCCTACGTTAGCTTTATATGTGTTGCCTGTAGCAATAAAATACTTTAGTTCGTGTATTAGATTCTTGCTATAAATCTTTAGCTTGTCTTGTTCGATCAGCGTCTTCATCTTCGTACATGCTTCAAGCTTCGTTGTGTTCGTAGTGAGATAACCTTTTCTCTTGTTTCTATTAGCAAGGTTCCTGTTTGGATCATGCATAAACGTGCCAGGGAAGCGTTCCTCACCTGTGTCACGTATAACAATCAACGCACCTTCACCTAAGCTATTTGATTCTACAGTCCAATACAATTCTGATTCTGGAGCCCGTTCGCGTATCTCTAGCAGCATAGCACGTAGCACCTTGACCTGATCTTCAATCAGTGTTTGGTTGTTTTGCCATTCCGCAACCTGCTTCATTGACGGTAACTCCAACACCTCAATAGCAGCATTATCGCCACCAGTTCCCATTGACGGATCAAGTGCGAGGCAGTATGTTTTGCCATTGCGGATCTTGTCGTACCAGCGTACTTGTCCTGTCTTCTCAATAGGATCAATGCCGCTGCCACTTAGCAACGTTAGTTTAGCGGAACTAATGAGGGTCTCGGAGAAGGACACGAACATGCACTCATGCTCTCGTTGGAAACGTTCCTCACCAATCTTGTTGCGCTCAATGCTTGCCCATGCTTCATCTCGATCTGGATGTGCTGTCCAGTCTGCATAGTAGCCTTTGAATCCATTTGCACCAATACCCGTGTCGTTACCAAACTGATCCAGTGTCTTTTGTGAACCGTACCAAATCTCAGCAAACTGGTCATCGTCAACGTTTGGTGTTGAAGTGATGATACACTTACCACCTGTTGACAAAGTTGGTGAAATTGAGGTCCAGAACTCACGCGCAATACGTGGTGGCACGAACGCAAACTCATCCAAGTACACAAGCGATAGGGACATACCACGACCAGTCTTCTCAGTAGTAGCCTGTGCCACAATACGTGAACCGTTGTCGAATGTCATGCTGCCTTTGTTGTATTCTGATCCGCCAGCTCGTATATGGTCGGGAATTGACTCATAGCAATAACGTATACGCTGCATAATTTCACTTGCGCCGCTGCGTTGGTGTGCCGCAATGAGGATTGTTGAATCTGGGACAAACATAGCGTACCATAGCAAATAGCCTGCGGCTAGTGTCGTCTTACCAAGCTGGCGACCAATCATTGCTATGGATGATCTGTAGTTGTGGTATACTTCGCACAACTCAATTTGGTAATCGAAAGGATCGAACTTCATACGACCTTTAGTGGCGTGCTGTATGTACATGAAGTTAGACATAAAGTACATAGGACCATTTAACGGGTCACTACATTTAGCTAGTTCATCTAGCATCTCGGGCGTATAAGATACTAACGCTCCGGGTTTCTTTACAAATTTATTATCTGTGTACATAATAGTATTTATCTAAAAAGAAACACACCTTTCATAATAAAGAAAGGGGCATTGCCCCTTTCTTTTTGATACGCTCACATAATTTGTTATCGGTTCGGATACTTTTTCTTGTATGCTGCTGAATTCTTAATTTCGGCGTCCCTTGCATCTGCTGCGCTTAGTTTCTTAGGTGCTTTCTTTTTCGCTGCAATATCTTTCCTTCTTTGGGTAGCAGAAACGCTTTTGTTTGACTTTCTAATAAACGTTGACATTTCGTGTGAATATCTATTTAGCACTTCCATTCGATCTTCAAATTGCGAGGGTGACTCCGACTCTTTAACCCAGCCAACAAGTTTCTTGAGATATTGTGCGCGTCTATTAAATGCTATCACACTTGATGGATGCTCGCTAACCAACGTATTACGAACATCTGCAATCCATGTATCAATCACACTGTCAGACATATTAGCACAGAAGTCAGTATATTCCTTCTCTATTGCCTGTTCCATCATCTCTTGCTCTAGGCGTTTGAAATATGGGAGTTTTGCAATAAATTTATACGTTGCAGTCCTTATATACTCTAGTGCATCATTGCGCAGAGCCTCTAGCGCGTTGGCCATATCGCCTTCAACTAGATTTTTTTTTCGATCTGCTTTTACGTAGTCGGCATATTCTCTAATATATTTTTCGTGTAATTCGCTTGTTGCTTCATCTACTTTTACACTAGTATACATAGGGTTGTCGCCATGCTTGGCTCCGCCTGGACCAGCTTTGCGTGTTGGTGAGGATGTAGCACCCTTAGGGAAATAATCCTGTCCATCAGCAGTATGTTGGTCTTCGTAGCCGTTGCCGAGGTCTTCTTCAATTTCTTCTTCCTCTTCGTTAAAACGATATCCGCTCCTTGCATACTCATCTTGGAAATCAAATTCATCAAAGTCTTCGTCGTCGCCAACGTCAACAATACGGTCATCAGGAGCATCGAACTCGTCGTCTTCTACAGTGTCGTACTTGCCCCTTGGCTTTGCTTCTTTAGGGCTGGCTAGATAATCTTCTTCTACTTCAAAATCATCTTCGCGCACTTCCTCTACGTTCTCGTCACCTGGCGGGAACTTGCTAAGAAACTTAGCAGGTGCACTTTTACAACGCTTTGTAAATTCAAGCATAGTTGTTGAAGAACGCAAGTATTCGTGTAGTTCGTCGAGTGCGCCGTGCATAGCTTCCGCTTTTGGGTGTTCATCTGGAATCATTGATCCAAGCTGATCTATAACATTCTGTGACTCGTTTTCGATAACATCTTTTATAACATCTTTGCCTGCGAGGCCGCTTAGTGCGTCTGCCATACGCGCCCGAATGTTAAAACCTTCGCGCACTTCCTCTACGTTCTCGTCACCTGATGAGAATGGGGACATTGTGCCTTCCTCATTATGTAGGCCAGCAAGCTTACGTAGATCATATAAATCCTTGTCCATATCATTTTCCTCAATTGCATCGCGGCTGAAGTTAGTAGCTAGTTCGCGTTGTTCTCTTGATAGTAAATCTTCTGATTCAAACTGGTCGAAATCAGGACGCTTAAATTCACCAGTTACATCCTTCAAACCATGTTCACATGCTTCGCAGCCTTCTCCAAAGCAGTCTTGACAAACTTCGTAAGAACCAGTGTGCTCGTTATCGTCGGAGTCAAATAAACCTTCGATGATCTTCCGCATTTCTCTAATATCTTTGCTCATTTACTTCTTACCGCCTAGCACACTAAAGCCGCCCTTCTCACCAACGTCATCCGCTGCTACGCCTGCACGATCTGTAGTCTGCTTAGGCATTAGTGGATTTTCGATGATGGTTGGCTCGCGTTCATCGCGCTCATCTGCAAGCTCTTTTAGGAACTTGTCGTTATAGGCTTTACCGTACAATGGCTTTTCACCATCGTCTTCGTATTCTGTGCCCATAACTGGTTTGTAATTGGCTTTGAATGTTGGGTCAAGGCGTGCCAGCATTTCTTCTGTGTACGCATCTCGAGGATCCTTTGCATTATATACAGCAATGCCTTGTTGGTTTACACCAACCTTATCGCACAAATATACACGTAGCATATCTGACGCTGCTGGATATCCTAGCACGACTTCGACAATATGTACTTCTGTATTACGCACATTTGGGAAGTCCAATGGGTTCTCTTGGATTGGTGTGCTTTTCCACGCACCAATTGACCGTAGGTCATACTTAGTCAACGCCTGTTCAAGCGCATCCTTCATATCACTCGTAAACTCATTTACAGCAAACTTGAGTTTATATGTATACTCTTTTGCTGATTCCGTTAGATAATAATCTTTAAAATTTTTGCCCATGAAAAGCATCCTCGTTTTATATCGTAGTATTTATCAATTACGCAAGAAAAAGGCGAGATTTATCGTTCGCGAATATGTTTGAGCAATTCGTTGCGGTCGAATTCAGCACCTGAGGATGTTGGGTCTGCGACTCCGGCGGGGTGGCTTCTCTTGACATCTAAATCTAGTTTTGCCTTCTTCAATTGTAGCTCAACCATTTTTATTTTGCGATTGGTTTTAGAGTCCCTCGCTTCCATTGCTGTCTTTAGCATGGTAGCAGCGGCTTCCATCATCTTCGCAGCATGAGCATCGTGGCTGCTAAGTGCCAGTTCCTTACATTCTTCGTACGTTTCAAATGCAGCATCAAAGATTTCGTCCATCTCTTTGTCGTGCATGTGGAGGTCGCCAACAGTCGCTAATGCGTGTTCAATTTTCTCAGTAACCGTAATGGCGTTCATTACTTCCGATTCAACATTGGTTGTTGGTTCGGTTTCAGGTTCATCTTCTTGCATTGGGGCAAGGTCAAATACTTCTTCCAGTCGCTTTGTCATACTAGTATTTATACACTTTTATCTTTTGTGGTTCACAAAAATGTCACTTTCATTGATAATCTTGAAAGTTAGACCGTGTTTTTTGCACCAGGATGCCGCAGCTTTCCATTTAGCAGCATTGATAGCGAGACTTACTTTATCGTAGCGGGATTTAGCTTCCGCTACAAATGTTTGTGAAGCTGGTTTGACCTCAATCAGTTCTTGATGACGATTACCCTTGGAATCTTCATACACCATCAAAAAGTCAGGCACGTACATGCTGCCTTTGCGTGTTACAGGATTCAAATATGGAATTCGGATGCTCTCACTTGCCCAGCTAATAACGCTAGAGTGCTTATCCGCCATACGCATAAACGCAAGCTCCCATGTGCTGCGATAGACGATAGGATATGTACCAACATATTTTGCGGGGTTTGTTGGTGTGAATTTTCCGTTTAGTGCTTTACGTCTACTAGCCATTACGGGATCAAATACCTTGATCGTAGGCTCAATGAATTATCTACTGCAACTGAACCTGATAATTGGTTTGTCGAATCACGCAGTTGGTTGATGTATTTATATGTCTCAGCGGATAGCAATGAAAGTTGGCTGCTGTTGGTGCTCTCAATTAGAGACATTACGCTAACGCCTTGTGCTTTTGCAGCGTCAACAAACACCAGTGCCATAGCCTTTGCAGCTAGCGGTGATGCACCGAGGCGTTCTAAGTGGCCTAGTGCTGATTGGTAGTCGTGTATATTTACGGATGCTGGTGTAAGGCCCTTTGTTAGGAAGCGTTGTACGTCTGCGGCCATAGGTGTTTCGCCACCTTGGCCATCTGAAACTAGATTGGAAAGTTTTCCGCCTGCTTGCTGTGCCTTGACACCTGCGCCAAAGAACCGTACTAACGATGTGCTGACGCGATTAACGGCCATTATCCACCACCGCCACCTGTACCGCGTGTTGGTGGATCTTGGGATGCGTTTGGTGTAGCTTCCGATGGTGTGGTTGTTGTAATGCCGCTAACTACGCTAGTCACCGCACCAGACACAGTAGACTGGAAATTATTTCGGGCAGTATTGTAAACGCTGCGGCTAATTTGATTCGCCGTGGTTCGTAATGCCTGCACTGGGTCAGGATTGAGAGATACCGTGCCTCCGAAAATGCTAGCGGATACTACTGTGCCAATGGCATCTGGGATTGCTCCTACTATGCCGCTAATGGAATCTTCAACTCTTGCTACGTTCTCTTGTCCTATAACTCTCGTAATTGTTGATCCGAGAGGACTAGAAAGGAAATTATCCGCACCCGCAAAGTTTGTTGAAGAGGTTCCGTCGCAATTGACAGTTGGTAGTTGTGGCTCTGGTGATCCAAGATCACGACCGTTCACTGGGGTTCTGATGGTTATTAGGTTCGCCATCTCCCAGAAGTCTCCGTACTTATAACGGTCTAATTCGTCAGCGTTTAGCGGTTGATTCACGTTAGAGTAAATTACGTCTTCGTATTCAAAATCCATACTCATTTGTACTAAGCCAGACACATCTTCATAGTCTAGTGTATCGTGTGTAAACTGCCTAATACGTGGACGAATTATAGTTGTGCGGGAGAACCTACCGCCGTGTACTTGGTAAATGTCAATACTTTCTATTAGGTATTTGTTGTCACCAACACGCGCTAAATTATAACCAAAATTATCATTAAACTTGTCAGTAATAATGTCGTTTAAGAATTCAGTACGTTCAAGTCGGCGACCATCTGAGCCAGCAGTCTTTTGTTTTGCTAAACCGTCTTTGAAATAGTATTCATAATACATTTCCCACAGTCGAAGGGTTCGACCTTCGACTGAATCATGGAATGTAATTGTGATGGGATTAAAGTTTAATCGTTTTTGCGATATGCGTTTCTTATTATACTGGTTTAGTATATCAGTGTCCATTGTCATTGACGGCATTATAATGGATTTGACCATTGTAGATACCATGCTTTGATCGGCGTCTGTTAAAAAGCTCCTTACAAACTCTCGTACTTCTCTGTTTTGATCAAAGTTAACACGGACAAAGAATTCAAACTTATGGCGAGGCGTCCCATTGCTGAGATCTGATTTATTAAGACCAAAGGCTTCAACAGCATGATGGGTGTCGCGTAAGCGAACCGTTTGCCCAAAGATGCTGCTGAAGATGCCCTCAAACTGCGCCGCCATATTAGGCCCCTAATTAACCTACGGTTGTGCCGCCAGTAAAGCCATCCAATATATTCGGCATTGGATCACCACCGACTGTTGTACCATCGTTATCATTCGGACCAGATAGTAGTGTTGCGTTGTCATAACGAACCGTTAATTGCAACTTCATGTATTCAGCACCACTCTCATAGTTATACTCATTAGCAACTACGTTAGTTAAGAAGCATCCTGTTAATTCCCAAGACTCTAATTCTTCAGCGTTTGTGCCATCTAACGTATGAATCTGCATACCAAACTTATAGTTCGTACCAGCAACTGGACCAATCTGTTCGTAATGGTTCATTTGACGCTGTACCTGAGAATATACGGCAGATGCAATAGCACCTGTAATATCGTCCCTAACTACTAGGTCAATTGGTTGCCAGGCATGCTTACCCATTACATATGCAATGGAGTTGTAAGAATGTACTGCGGCTTCCTCATGCGTTATGGCAGGCCTTACAACAGACTGTACGTTAGCTGTAAGCTCGCGAAGATTATTATTAGTTCCAAAGTTATTAAAAATAACGCGGAAGCGATATGCCATTCTTGGCTGTAGCATACCTTGCTTGACGCCATCAAGTGGCACGCCAAATTTACTTAAATCACCCATCTAAATGTTCTCCTAATTGAACAATTGTGTATTTACTAATTATTTATCACTTTCTAGCAATTTTTATTCCAGGCATAAAGAAAGCGACATAAAGCCGCTTTCTCTATTCGTGTGAGCCCAATAATTAGGCTAAGCTTTCACCTGTATTACGAATCCTTATTGGAATGTAAATGAACTCAACTGCCTTGACTGGCTGTATAGCAATGTCAATCCATAGCTCGTTGCGGTCGATTCTAGCTGGTGTGTTATTTGATTCATCACACACTACTAGGAACGCATACAGACCACGGAGTGTTACAAGTTCAGCTAGGAAGCTATCGAACTGTGCCTTAACAGCATCGCGCGTTGTGGTATCATTTGGCTCAAATAGGAATGGCTGACCTAGTACCTCAGATTGGAACCTAACAAAGTTAGTCAACCTAGCTACATTGATCCTATCCAATGCCGATTCAACTGGATTACGTGTCTTTTGACCATATACAACTAGTCCGCGACCAGAGATATAAGCAATTGGATTCACCTTATTGGTGTACAATACATCTCTCTGACCTTGGTTTAGTGTAACTGGTGTGTACTCGTCTTCACTTGTTAGGTAACCAACGCTTGCAGCGTTAGAGACTAGACCGCGTGAGAAGCCAGCTGGAGCAAACCACTGATATGCAACCTGGTCGTTATAGGCCATTGTGCGTAGTACAATGTGGGATGCTGGTGCAACCACTTCGCTGCCGTCAACATTTGCTGTCAAGCACGATGGGTAGTAGACACCTAAGTAAGCACTATTGGTTACCAAACCATCATCGCCTGTGCTTGCAGCATTGTTAGCATTTGTTGCCCAATTCTGCAGGTCAGTTGTGTTTGAGGATAGGTGGAATGGTGAGTCACCAATAACGAACGCTGTCTCTTTACGATCTACGTTCAATGCAAGCATCTCGTCCATTAGCTCTGGGAAACCAGGAGCAGCAATTAGGTTAAAGAACACTGTCTCAGCGCGGATATCTTCATTGGAAGCAATTACGCTTGCCATTGCATCAATCACAATACGCTTCACTGCGTCTTGACCCATATATGGGCTACCGTCGGCCTGTAAGCCACTTGCCGATACCCAGCGGTCTACGTTAGCTGATGAGTATGTTGTTGCGTTTTGTGTCCACACCTTAACATTACGACCGCTTGCGCGTGTATTAAATAGCAATGTACCAACTGGGTATGCAGCAGGAAGCGGCGCATCTCCATCTAATGTAGCCGTAGATGCAGCAGTTCCACTACCTGGAACATTTGCAGCGGCGCGAGCATCAGCAAAAATGATACCGTTTGGAGTAGTTTGATCAGCGTTGTCGATCAATACCCACTCGGTGCTCGCAAGGACATACCTACGTATTACCGGATAACCAGTTAGTTGATCTGTTTCAACCCATAGCTCATCACCTGCTAGTGCAGTTCCATCTAGCTGTGTTGTTGGTTCATCGGATTGTACAAGAATCAAATTAGGATCAATGTCATTCCATGCTGAACCAATCTTCTCCATTATGTCAACCGTAAAGCTAGGATCATACCAGTATGTTCCGTATGCTGCGGTTGTTGTTGGAGCCGTTAAACTTACAGCTAACGTTGAGTCATATGTAGCTAACTCGACCATATTAGACGCTAGTACGCCAAGGCCACCAGAACCTGTATAAGCTACAGCACCTACACAAGCGGTTGTCAGACCCATATCTGTAAGAGGAGTTCCAACACCGTTATATAAATAAATATCTTCACCTGCTGTGTTAGTTAATACTATAGCACCATTAGCAGATGTCTTACTTGCGACTACATTAGCTGGTGGTGTTGCATTGATTAGTTGAACTAACTGGTCAATAGTTTCGTCACCAGCCAACGTAATGATTTGGCCGTTTATATAAAAAGTATCAGAACCAGTTAATGTACCTGTTGTAAAACCAGTTACTAAGCCAGTTATTGTAGTTGTCGATTGACCGTTGTGACGGTAAAAAGTTAATGTTGCTACTGGAGTTGCAGTCTCACCAGTATGATCATTATACAAACCAATTAATGTCCCTGCTGCTACAGAACTACCAGCATTAGCGGTGTAAAAATTGGCGCCGCGTCCATCGCCGCCGCCTATGCTATATTCATACCAAGTAGGTGAGGTTTGTGTCACAAACTGACCTAATGTCGAATCCCACATCTTAATAGACGTACTTAATCCAGCGTTTGGTGTTGTGGTCTTAACCCAACGATCTTGAATACTAGGTGTTGGAGTCGGAACAGACGTATGAGGGGAAACAAACACAGAACCAGCAGTATTCACTGCCGACCAAGCATCGCCACCAATCATAAGCCAGGCGCCGCCAAGGCGTTCAAAATATGTTATTGTAGAGGTAGAAAATGAATCATTAATAGCAGCCAAAAAATCACCATTAACAAATCCTGAGGACGGTAGTGTGTCACCGTCGTTGACTACACCATCGTAAAACGTTACTGTCTGCTCTTCCCAAACACCAGTACTGGTAGCAGAGTTCCAAGAGAACAAACCAGGGACAAAGTTATTCATGTCAACCCAGTATGTGCCATTAGCTGGATCACCAGCAGGCTCAGTTGCAGTAGGTTCTAGTTCAGCAAGGTCAACGTCTGCACGTACTACGTATGCTCTGTTAGCAACGCCTAAATACGAGTATGCAGCTAACAAGCCGTACTCATTTAGTGCATAACCATGCTGTGAGGTTCCACCAACTTCATTGAAGTCTGGGTTACCGAAGGTCTGTAATAGCTCTCTTTGACTACTAATCAAAAATAAGCTGTCTGCGCTTGCAGCAGTTGTGCCGGACGCCACGGCTGTACCGTCTGGCGTAGCCTTATCCTGCTTTGTCGCAATAAAAATCATTGGGACTGTACCCGGTCCTGCTGAAGAGTAAAAACTCTCGTCGGTTACCGTTACACTTACTCCTGGGCTAACAATCGTTGCCATGTTGTACTCCTATTATTAAGAAATCCTGTTACAGGTATTTATCAATACATCATGCAAAAGGGCGTGTTATAAACTTCTAATTTTCGACTATCGCTTGTATAAGCTGTTCAAAATTTGTTTTGACAACTTCTTGGGCTTTTTTATCGTCTCCTAATTCGTTAACCATTTTCTTATAAAAATATATTAGGTCTTTATAGATACGTTCAGTTGTGGTAGAACTGTAGATTCCTACTTCTGGATCTGCATATTCATTTCCTTGATCTTGCTCATCTTGTTGTTCTTGTTCAGCTTCTTGGGCTTTTTTCTGAATGGCTCCCATACCATTTGTTTGTACCGCGTGTTTCATTACTGCTTTGATGATGCCTGGGACTTTATCGCGTGGGACAAATGGTTGGTCATCCTCAAGATTTTCTAAAACGAGAGTACCTTGATTCAAACCGTGCCACATAGATTCTAACGATAGGTTATCGCCATCTTCGGAGTTCTCATCAAAATTGAA